GGTGACCCTAATGGCAGTATTTACCAAGATGTAGATTTAGTTGGCGATAGTCATTTAACACAATCACAAATCAATGAGGGTTTTACTTCAACAATGTCAGCAGACATATGGTTTTGGAACAACATTGAAAATACAACAACTCTTAAACAAACTATCACAGCCGGTGATGGTACGGTAACTACACAAACAAGAAATATAAATGACCACGACCCCAATAGGGCAATGAATGGTAGTCAATGGAATAATTATACAGATAGTTATACTCACAATTCAAACACACAAACAGATTTTACAATAAGAGCCGAAGTTTATAATAATACAGCAGGTACAGGTTATGACGGCGTTCATTATGGACCAGATGTAGATAATATTCAGTTATCTATTACAACTGCTGGTCAACAATCATCTACATTTACACCTTGCCAAGACCTAGGAACTTGTACAGACGCAGGTAATGATATTGCAGACGCAGTTAATTTAACAACAGATGATGGTTTGGATTTATTTGTAGATTTAGATAATAAAGTTGAAGACGCATTTAAAGAAATAGATAAAATGGAAGAAGTAAAAATAGAGGAAATAAAATTTGAGGTTATAGTTGAAGATGATTTAGGTCAAATAGAAGAAGTCAAATTTGAAGAGTTTGTAGAAATGCAATTTACAGATTTTATAGAAACTAATAATCTAGTAGAAGATTTTAAACAAGAATTACAAGTTGAAAATATTACTGAACAGCAATTTTTTGAAGAGTTGGGTGATAGTATGATGAAAGAATTGGGTGGTGATATGATGAATGAAATTGCTAGTTTAAATGAACCAGAAATTATGATGGAAGAGCCAAGTATGGAAGAATTTAAAGAAGAAGAAACAATGACAAATAACTTTGAGGAGGTGGAAAATAAAAGAGAAGACATAATAGAAGCAAAACCAACGGAAGAATCTAACATAAAAGAGGAATCAAATGCTACTAATGAAGAGCTTACAACAGAAACCGTTAAGACAGAGGAAACTTTATCAACAGATGAAAAAACAACAAAGCCGGAAGGACAAGAGAGTGATGTTGTATCTAATGAACCAGAGGTGGTTGAAGATAAGGAAACAGAAGGACAAAAGGAGACGGAGAGTGATGGCGAAGTTGTGGAAGATGAGACAGATGTATCTGTCTCGGACAGGAAGATTGCCACTTCCGACATTGACAGCATAGGTAAAAAAGTAGAAAGAATTATTGCAAAAATAAATTCTAAATTAAAAAGAGTTGACCAAAAACTACAAGCAACTTCTCTAGTGTTATCAGCCGGTCTATCTTCAAACGCACCAGATTTAACGGCATATAAGAATAAAAAGTTAGATGGTGGAAACATTTCAGATGGTAACCTGGAGCTCTTTCAAACAATAAATATTTTACAACAGCAACAAATATATAAAGGCGCTAGTTTAAAAGCGTACACAAGTAAGGACCCAATTGCTGTTAAACAAAATGCTCTAGCTAGGGTACAAACACGAATAAATACTTTACAGGCAGAAATAGCTGCCTTGAAATCATTACAATAAAAGGATCAAAAATGAAGACAAATAACATAGTTGATAAACTATCTACTTATGCTGCTCTTGTTGGTGTAATCGCTACTATCGGTGGTGGTTTCTACGCTTGGGGAGAATTTAATACTAGACTTTCAGCAATTGAAGGTTCAAGTATTGATGTATCAGGTATTTCTAAAAATACTGCTGAGATAGCTAAATCAAATGAAAGAATTTCTTTATTAGAAAAAGACAATAAAGAAAATGATATTTCTGGTATTAGTAAAAACGAAAAAGCTATCGCTGTATTAGGTAAAGAAGCTGAAGTTTTAAAATTACAAATACAAGAACTTAAATTAAAATCACAAAATCCGTTGGCGAACTAGTACAATGGATAACGGCGTAAAAGATATTTTAGTTGATATAGCTGGGTTAAAGAAAGACGTGGAAAATGTACAAACAATTCACGGCAGACTTGACACAGCTATAGACAAGTTAACAGACGTATCTACATCTATCAAACAGATGTTGGCCGTACACGAAGAGAAAATCTCCAGACAAGAACAAACAGATGAAGTTATCTTTGACAAGTTAAGAGAAAGAGCTGGAGAGATACAACAGGTTCATACTGAACTTTCTAAAGAAATCCAACAAACAGAAAAACGACTACTACTAGAAATTAAGCAATTGAAGCTTGACATTAACGGAAGAGTTGGTATACTAGAGAAATATAAGTGGTTGGTATTAGGTGGTTCAATCGTAGTAGGTTGGATATTATCATCAAATTTCTCAACTATTATAGCTATGATGAACTAGGCGCCTAGGTTAGAAAAACAGCGCTGAAAATTCTCTGGTATTTTTTCACTCTGGAAGTTTTTCCAGCATTGACAATTAAATGAGTTTGTTATATATTATGAAGTTGCTATGTCAAGTTATATTGATTTAAAATTTATTAATGAATTATCGTCAAGATTAGGGCAGTTTAAGAAGAAAGGTGATTACCTTTTCAACTTCAGGTGTCCTCATTGTGGTGACTCTAAAAAGAGTAAAACCAAGGCGAGAGCATATTTTTATCAGGTAAAAAATGATATGTTCTTTAAATGCCACAATTGTGGTGAAGGTCAAAGTCTTGCAAATTTTCTAAAATTCATAGACCAAAAAAAATATGAACAATATTTACTAGAAAGATATAAAGGGTCAGCGCCCTCCACGCCAGCACCTAAATTTGATTTTAAACCTACGAAGTTTAAAGATATAGATTATTTTAGTAAATTAAAAAAGATAAGTGAATTAGATGATGAACACCCAGCGAAACAAGTTGTAATAAAAAGACAAATACCAACAGAGTATCACAGCAAGTTGTATTTGTGTAATAAATTTATGTCATTTGTAAATGAGGTTAAACCAAATACTTTTCCTCATACAAAAGGCGAACACCCAAGGTTGATAATACCTTTTTACGGTGTTGATGGCAAACCTTTTGCTTTTCAAGGCCGTGCATTTGGTAATGAACAACCAAAATATCTCACAATAAAGTTTGATGAGAATAAACAAAAAGTTTTTGGTCTTGATAAAGTAAATTTACAGAATGATATTTTTATTGTAGAAGGACCAATTGATAGTATGTTTATTGATAATTGTTTGGCGGCTGGCGGTGCAGATTTAACGCTACGTGTGCCACCTGAACAGGTAACATATATATTTGATAATGAACCAAGAAATAAAGAGATAATAAAAAGAATGTATGATGTTATTGAAAAAAATTATAACATAGTAATATGGCCACAACACATACAATCCAAAGATGTAAACGATTTAATTATGTCAGGAATGACAAAAGATGAGGTTAAGAAACTTATAAGTATTAACACGTTTTCAAAATTAAGCGCCTTGACCAAATTAACCGATTATAAGAAATGTTAGGAGAAAAATATGGTAGAAAATAATAAACTGAATGTGAAAAAAAGAAATGGCAGAGGATTAGAAGCTCTTAACATTGATAAGATACACGAAATGGTAGAGTATGCTTGTGAAGATATATCAGGTGTTTCATCATCACAGGTAGAAATGAATTCAGGCCTACAATTTTATGATGGTATTTCAACAGACGAAATTCAAAAAATATTAATCAAGTCAGCTTCAGATTTAATTTCACTAGATAATCCTAATTATCAATATGTTGCTTCAAGACTACTACTTTATAGTTTAAGAAAACAAATTTTTCATAAATTGTGGGACCACCCACATATTTTCACACACGTTACCAAGTGTATTGATAAAGGAGTTTATGACTCTGAAATCTTACAATGGTACGACAAAAAAGATTTTGACCGTATGGAAAATTGGATTAATCACGAAAGAGATTATGATTTTACATATGCAGGTTTAAGACAAGTGATTGACAAATATTTGGTACAAGATAGAAGTACAGGCGAAGTGTTTGAAACACCTCAATTTATGTATATGATGATTAGTGCCACATTATTTGCAAAATACCCAAAAGCAAAAAGGATGAGTTATGTTAAAAAATATTATGACGCAATTTCAAAATTTAAAATCAACATACCTACCCCAGTTATGGCTGGCGTTAGAACACCTATCCGCCAGTATGCTAGTTGCGTGTTGGTTGATGTTGATGACACTTTGCCTAGCATTTTCTCTAGTGATATGGCTATTGGTAACTACGTTGCTCAAAGGGCTGGTATCGGTATTAATGCTGGTCGTATCAGAGGAATCAATTCCAGAATTAGAGGCGGTGAAGTCCAACACACAGGAGTTGTACCGTTCCTCAAAAAGTTTGAGTCAACGGTTAAGTGCTGTACTCAAAACGGCGTTAGAGGCGGTAGTGCAACGGTTCACTTCCCTATTTGGCACCAAGAAATAGAAGACATTATTGTTCTTAAAAACAATAAAGGTACTGAAGATAACAGAGTTAGAAAGTTAGACTATTCTATTCAGATTTCAAAACTATTCTATGAAAGATTTATCAATGACGAAGATATTACCTTATTCTCACCACACGAAGTACCTGAACTCTATGAAGCGTGGGGTACAGAGGCGTTTGATGACATATACATCAAAGCCGAAAGAAAAACAAGTATTAAAAGAAAAAAAGTAGGCGCTCAAGAATTATTTTTTGATTTACTAAAAGAGAGAGCAGAAACAGGTCGTATTTACATTATGAATATTGACCATTGTAATACTCACTCTAGTTTCAAAGATAGAGTTTATATGTCTAACTTATGTCAAGAGATTACTTTACCTACTGACCCTATTCAACATATTGATGGTAAAGGTGAGATTGCATTATGTATTTTAAGTGCAATCAATGTAGGTAAATTAAACTATCTTGATGAGTTAGAAAACCTTTGTGATTTAACGGTAAGAGCTTTAGAAGAAATTATAGACCATCAAAAATATCCTGTTGTGGCTGCTGAGGTTTCTACTAAAGCAAGAAGGAGTTTAGGCATTGGTTATATTGGTCTTGCACATTATTTGGCAAAACAAAAAGTTTCGTATGAAGATAAAGCAGCTTGGAAAGAAGTTGACGAATTAACAGAGGCATTTCAGTATTACCTATTAAAGGCAAGTAATAATATCGCAAAAGAAAAAGGTGCTTGCGAATACTTTAATAGGACAAAATATTCAGACGGTATCTTACCAATTGATACCTACAAAAAAGAGGTAGATGAGATTGTAAATCGTAAGCTATCTATGAAGTGGGAACAATTAAGAAAAGACATCAAAGAGTTTGGGCTAAGACATAGCACCTTATCAGCTCAAATGCCGTCTGAATCTTCTAGTGTGGTATCTAATGCGACAAATGGCATAGAACCACCTAGAGATTATCTATCTGTTAAAAAGTCTAAAAAAGGTACTTTAAAACAAATAGTGCCAGATTATAACAGATTAAAGAACTTTTATACTCTATTATGGGATATGAAAGGGAATACAGGATATATAAATATCGTTGCAGTTATGCAGAAATATTTTGACCAAGCAATTTCTGGTAACTGGTCATATAATCCTGAACACTTTGAAGAGGGTCAAGTACCTATTTCGGTTATGGCTCAAGATTTGTTAACAACTTATAAATTAGGTTGGAAGACTTCTTATTATCAAAATACTTATGATAGTAAGAAAGATGAAGACGAGCCTTCACATCCATTAGGATGGAAGGACAAAGTTGAAGAGACTGAACCAGCAACTCTACAAGTGCCTGAAGATGATGAGGCTTGTGAGTCTTGCACAATATAAAGGAGAATTATGGCTTTTTTATGTGTAAATACACCTCATATAGATGTATTTGTTAAAAAGGAATACCTCTATGACCACCAAAAAGGCCACGGTGAATTTGTTGAGGGTGTTTGGGTAACAGCAAAGTCTATACAAGGCAGAGCATTATACTTTGAAACTTATATACCAGAGTATGGTGCTTTATATGATAAATTACCTATAAGTGCGTTTGTTTGGAAGAAAACAGATGAAGAAGTACCACTTACAGAGTTGCAACTATGGGATTGTTTTAGTTATGATATTGCAATTGTAGAAAAAAAGATGATGAGTGGCAATCAAGTTAAGTATTTGTCGCCATCTAAAAAATGGTACAAAGGTTGGTATTTGTTTACAATAGACAATGCTAACTCAACGAATTTAGAAAGAAATGTGACCTATAGCGAAGTGCCAAGTCAACATAAGTCTTTCAATATATTAAAGTTAGAGAACGGTTATTTTGCCGCTCAACCTAACAACAGAGTTATCTTTTATGATAAGTCCTATACTCCAAGCGAGTTGAAGTTTCCCGACTTCAAGGTGTCCACGAAAGAGTATAGTGTAGAGGGAGAACAAAAATGGACAGCAGGTGATGACGACAAATTTTTTTATGAACTGAAAGAGAGTAAAAACTAAAATGGCAAGAAGTGTATTTAATACAAATAAAAATTTAGATTTCACAAAACAACCTATGTTTTTTGGTGAAGATTTACAAGTGCAACAATATAGTGATATGAAATATCCTATATTTGATAAACTAAACCAACAACAACTAGGTTACTTTTGGAGACCTGAAGAGGTATCTTTGCAGAAAGATAGAAACGATTATCACGAACTATCTGAACAGCAAAAGTTTATCTTTACGGCTAATCTAAAGTATCAAACTATGTTAGATAGTGTTCAAGGTAGAGGACCTTGTCTTGCATTTTTGCCTTTTGTTTCTTTACCAGAGATTGAAGGTTGTATTGTTACCTGGGATTTTATTGAGACTATTCATAGTAGAAGTTATACTTACATCATTAAAAATTTATACTCACAACCAAGTGAAGTATTTGATACTATTATTGGTGATGAGAAGATTGAAAGAAGAGCTAAGACTATTACTGAAACTTATGATGACCTAATTGATTCAGGTTATAAGTGGCATTTAAATAAAGATAGTGTTGACGAATATGAACTAAAGAAAAAATTATGGAAAGCATTGGTAACGGTAAACATACTAGAGGGTTTAAGATTCTATGTATCATTTGCTTGTTCGTTTGCGTTTGGTGAATTAAAACTATTAGAAGGCTCTGCTAAGATTATTTCATTTATTGCTCGTGATGAATCACAACATTTAGCAATGTCTCAAAGAATAATTAATAATTATAGAGACCACGAAAACGATAAAGTGATGAACAAAGTTATTAAAGATACTGAAAAAGAAGTTTATCAAATGTATGATGAAGCTGTACAGGAGGAAAAACGTTGGGCAACATATCTATTTTCCAAAGGAAGTATGATTGGTTTATCAGAAAAACTATTACACCAATTTGTAGAATATATGGCGAACCGAAGAATGAAAGGTATAGGCCTAGAACCAAGATACGAACAAAAAACAAATCCACTTCCGTGGGTAGAACATTGGTTAAATAGTAGGTCAACTCAAAACGCTCCTCAAGAAACAGAGATTGAAAGTTATGTAATTGGTGGTATTAAACAAGACGTTAAAAAAGACCAATTTAAAAAGTTTAAACTATAATGAAAGAAAAAGTCCAAAAAAATTGTCAAAATTGCGAGACTAAATATACCATAGAATGGGATTTAGATGAGCAGGATATGAATCCTGCAACTTGTCCATTTTGTGGATTTGAGGTAGGCGAGGAAGATGATGAAATCTGGACAAACAAAGACGAAGACGATAGTTGGAATTGATTATAGTTTAACAAGTCCGGCTATTTGTGTTAATAATGACAACTTAATGTTCTTCTATTTAACTAATAAGAAGAAGTGGATTGGAAAAATGAGCGAAGATATAATTGGTTATGAACATAAAGAATGGACTGACCCTATTCAAAGATTTAAACAAATATCAGACTTTGCTTTAGATATTATTTCACCACTACTTAATCCAAAAGTTTACATAGAAGGATATTCCTTTGGTTCAAAAGGCCAAGGGTTATTTCAGATAGCTGAGAATTGTGGTCTGTTAAAGTATAGACTTATGGAGAATGAAATACCTTATGACACGGTTGTGCCTAGTGTGGTTAAAAAAGGTGCAACAGGAAAAGGTAATGCAGATAAAGATATGATGTATGAGGCTTTTAAAAAAGAAACAAAACTAGACTTGAAAAAGATATTTGATACAGAAAAAGTAGGTAATCCTATTTCAGATATTGCTGATAGTTATTTTATACAAAAGATTGGAAGTGAGAAGTGAAATTAGAGAAAACTTGGTGGTTACCTGAATGGGACACACATTACAAAGAACATATAACGCAAGACCATAATGGTGATTTTCAATATCAAAAAGAACAAAGAGATTATGCTACATCTTATTGTAAAACTAAAAAACTTGCGTTAGATGTAGGTGGTAACATTGGTTTTTGGTCTAAAGACTTAGCAAAAAATTTTGAAAGAGTTGTTGCGTTTGAACCACATCCAGAAAATATAGCTTGTTATAAAAAAAATATGGAAGGCTTTACTAATTGGGAACTAGAAGAAGTTGCCTTATCTAATAAAAGTCAAATTGGTGCCACATTATTTCAAAGTCCAGATGAAAGTGGTAATGTCAGTTTAAATTCTCACGGCGTAGAATACGGTAACTCTAAAAGAACTTTAAAAAAGAGTTTAATAAAACAATTAACAACAGATGTAAAATTATTAGATGATTATATTAATAAATTTAAATATCAAAACATTGACTTTTTAAAAGTTGATTGTCAAGAACACGAAAAAGAAATTATGTTAGGTGCATTAAAACTATTATCTGAACACGATTCCGTTGTGTGTTTAGAATTGCCATTAAGAAATGACGCAGAAAAAGAATATGCAAAAGACGTAGAGAATATATTAATATCAATTAAATACTTTAAAAGAGGTAATTTAAGAAAAGAAACTATATTTACAAGATGATAGGCGTAGTTACCACATTAAATAAGAAGTTATATAAACAATATGGTCATAAGTTTTTTGATACTTATAACTGGCCATTTAATCTTATTGTATATAGTGAAGACTTAAACGATATACCTAATTCGGATATTGTTATTAAAAGTATCTTTGATGAGATACCACAATGCGAGGGGTTTGTAAACAGAAACAAAACAAAACCTGTTGCAGATACACCATCAGGTTATATAAATGATGGTGTGAGATTTAGTTATAAAGTATATGCATATACAAATGAGATTATTACTAACGAAGATTATAAAGGTTTAATTTGTATTGACGCTGATAGTGTATTTTACAAAATGATTGATGAAGATTGGATTAATAAACATATACATAATGATAATGCAATGATGACCTATCTAGGTAGAGGTAAACATTATAGTGAGTGTGGGTTTTTATATTTTAATATGAAACATCCAGAGGTAATAAACTATGCTATTGAAATGCAAAAGATGTATAACGAAGACCTGATATATAAAGAAAAAGAACAACACGATAGTTATATATGGGATTTAGTGAGAAAAAGATTTGAAAAAAATGGAGTTGTAAACAAAGATATTGGTGACGGTAAAGTAGGACACGTTCAATCAAGGTCTATATTAGGACCAGTTTACGACCATATAAAAGGTCCTAAAAGGAAAAAACTAATGAGAAGTCCGGAGGCTAGAGTATGATATACAATTCATATGTAGAAGAATGTTCAGATATTAAACCTATACCTGAAGAACTAATACAAAAGTTTGATGTGGTAAAAAGTAAACCAATTGATGGCAAGTATGAGAAATATAAAGAAGAGTTTAGTTATCACAAAGTAGAAAATGATTTAAAAGATTGGGTAAAACAAGAATTTAAAAGTGCATTATATCCAGATGGAACTAAAGTTTATTACTTTATTGGCACTAATATGGATAAGTTTTTAGATTGGAATATACAAGAAATGTATTTTTATCCTGTTCAGTTTGAAGATAATCAATGGCGTTTTTGGTCACAATGGTATGAGAATGAACGTATTGAAGAGACAAGAAGAATACAAGATAAAGAAGCTGAACTATGTAAATTTAAATTTAAACCTGAACCAGGTAAATGGTACAGAATGAAAGTAGATGAAATATTTGATTTAGAAACTAAAACACCAATTATGGGAATTGTAGCATATGATTAAAGTTTTTATTGGTTATGATAGTAAAGAAAAGGTGGCGTTCAACGTATTGTCTTATAGTATTTTAAAGAATAGTACAAGACCTGTTTCAATTACGCCAATATATTTACCTAATATCAAAGATAATTTTACAAGAGAACGAAGTAATATAGAATCAACTGAATTTAGTTTTAGTAGATTTATTGTACCTCATCTTACAAACTATAAAGGCTGGGCAGTTTTTATGGATTGTGACCAATTAATGGTAGGTGATATTGCTGAACTATGGCGATTACGTGATGAGAAGTATGCCGTTCAAGTTTGTAAACACGATTATGTACCAAGAACTGATACAAAGTTTTTAGGTCAAGTACAAACAAAATATCCTAAAAAGAACTGGTCTAGTTTTATGTTAATGAATTGTGATAAATGTACAGCATTAACACCTGATTATGTTAACACAGCCACAGGTTTACAATTACACCAATTTAAATGGTTGACAGATGATAACTTAATTGGTGATTTACCGTTAGAATGGAACTGGTTAGCAGGTGAGTACGAGTATAAAAAAGATGTAAAGAATATTCACTATACAGAGGGTGGACCTTGGTTCAACGAATATAGAGATTGTGATTATTCAAAAGAATGGTTAGACCATTATAGTGAGTGTTGTGATATTGAATGATAGAAGGATTTTGTACAGGCTCTGGTGCTAAAGATAGATATGTTGTTGCCTTTTCAAAAATAGTACATAGGAACAGCAGAGAGAAAATACCACCATTTGAAAAAGGTAGTTGGCCAACGTTTGATTGGGAAAAGTGGACTACTAATCCTCTTGCAGTTGTAGGAACATTAAGAGGTTGTGAAGAGATAATATGGGAATGTCAAAAAAGAAACCACGAATTCTATTATATGGACCACGCATACTTTCACGCAACAAGAGATTATGCCCCAGGTCCTTACGGCCAATTGTACAGAGTAATAAAAAATCAAATGCAACTTAACAAGTTAGTTGAGTTGACAAAAGCAGATAAGAAAAGAATAGAAAAATATAAACCAATAAAAATTAAAAGTTGGAAGTTTGGTACATATATTTTAGTATGTCCACCTACAAAAGCAATTTGTAGATTATATCATACAACTGAAGAGAAGTGGTTAAATGATACACTTAAAACACTAAAGAAACATACAGATAGAGAAATTAGAATTAGAAAGAAAGGTGATACCACACCTTTAGTAGAACAATTAAAAAATAGTTGGGCAATGGTCACTATGCAATCAACGGCTGCCATAGAGGCAGTATTAAATGGTGTACCAGTATTTTGTGATGAAGTATCACAAGCAAATGTTATTGGTGAAAATAATTTATCTAAAATAGAAAAACCATATTACGCAGACAGAGATATTATAGAGAAGTGGATTGATAGTTTATTAAGTAGTCAATTTACTATGGAAGAAATTAAAAATGGTGTTGCACACGAAGTTGTTAAGAGGTTACAATGATAGTTGGTTTTTGGGGCTCATTTAGAGAGGGTGATTTTTTTAAATTTCCTACTCACGCAGATTACAAATATGCTAAGTTTGAGGAGCGTTTACACCTTGAACACGCTAAGGCATATGTGACCACAGGTGTCAAAGGTGTTTTTAAAGATTATAAAAATCAATATGACTATATTACAGAGACAAAAAAGCCTGTCATAGTATTTGAAGGCGCTACATTTAGAAGAAACATAAAAGTTGGTGACCCTAATTATTATTATAGAATTGGTTTAAATGATTACACGTATAATAAAGGTATATTTAAAAATCAAAATTCACCATCAGACAGGTGGAAAATGATACAAGAAGAACAAGGTATTGAAATTAAACCTTGGCGTAGTACAGGTAGATATATTCTAGTTTGTTTACAAAACCCTAGTGATACAAGTTTAAATGATTTATATACAGCTGATATGCAAGATAAATTACCTGTACATACAAAGGCTAGAGGCACACAATGGAATTATATTAACTACCTTTATAAGATAATGAAGAAAATTAGTAAGTTGACTAAAGAACCTATCGTAGTAAGATTTCATCCTAGATTTTTACAAAAATATGGTAATATAAAACCAGAGGGTGGTCAAAAAGGTGGTTTCTTTACAAGATTTAGAGAAGCAGGTATCAAAAACCAAATTATATATAGTACAAACTATGATGACTATAATGAAACAAATGGTGGTAGTGGTTTTCAAAAAGATTTAGATGGTGCAAGAGTAGTTGTTTCATATTCAAGCAATGCATTGGTAGAAAGTGTTTGTGAGGGTATACCAACGGTTGCTTTATCAGAAACATCACACGCTTGGCCAGTAAGTTACCACAAGCTTGACATTATAGGTGAAGATAGTATAAAATGTAATTTTGATAGAAAACAATGGTTGTATGATTGTGCCTATACACAATGGAAACAAGAAGAGATTAATAGTGGCGAAGTACACAGGAGATTATTAGATGATTATAACGCATAAAATGAGCTGGGACAAATGTTTGTCTCATAAGATTTGGCCGGCAATAGAAAAAGGTTGGCAAGATGAAGATAAAGAGATACACTTCTTTTGGGGTTTAGGTGGTAAAAATACAGAATTAATTAGAGAGTGTACACACCTTGAAAAAGAATGGTGGTATGTTGATGTAGGTTATTTAAATGCTCCTTTTGTACGTTATCCAGAACCAATTGTAGATTGGGATAGATTCTATATTAGAATTGCAAAAGGTAATTTACACACAATCAGAGGCAGAGTTGGAGATGGAAAAAGAATAAGTCAATTAGAACACGAAGGCATTGATTGTCAGTTTAAAGGTTGGGACACAGGTAAACCAAAACATATTTTGTTGGCACCATCATCATCTACGGTAACGTTTCATATAAATGGTTGTTCAGTAGAAAAATGGACAGAGATTGCAACACACCAAATTAATCAGTTTCTAAAAGGTACTGAACACGAAGGATTGCCAATTAAGTTTAGAAATAAACCAAGACCAGGAAATGAGTTTTGGAATACAGATATTAGAGCAGATTTACAAGGTGCTCACGCATTGGTAACCAATATGTCTTTATCAGCTATTGACGCTATCTTAAATATGACACCTGTATTTGCACACAAAAGAAACATTGTAAGTTTTATTGCAGGCCAACACATAGGTAAAATTGCAAAACCAATGAGACCTGGACATAAGACGGTAAACGAGTGGTTGAAAATGGTAGTAGATAATCAGTTTAAATTATCAGAGATTGCTGATGGTACTGCTTATGAAATGTTAATGCAACAACCAAACAATAAACTAGAACCAAAACAAATACAGGACCAGATTAAATAATGATACAAGAAGGTACTTTTGATATGTTTACAACACCTATTAAGGTGGCAAAATCAAAACTAGATAATGATTTGATGGCAAATTATATTTTAGATTTTTGTAAAGATAATGAGGGTAGATTAAATACACAAAACCCTAAAGGTCGTTTAGTATCTAATGAGGGTGGGTTTCAATCAAAAGATATTGACTTTGAATATCATAAAAGATTAAAACCTTTATTTGCATTTTTAACTGAACAAGGTAATAACTTATCAGATGAGTTAGGTTTTCCTAGAGTAAAATTAGATAATCTATGGTTCAATATAAATGGATACAAAGATTTCAACCAAGACCATAGACACGCAGGTTGTATATATTCAGGTGTATATTACATACAGACACCAGAAAAATGTGGTGATATAATGTTTACTAGTCCAGCTGCTATAGAATTAGAGGCATATTGGGACCAACATATAAAAGATAAAAATAACCACCCTAGAACAAACATACATTGTACTTGCAAAGCAGAAGCAGGTGTTATGTATCTATTTCCTAGTTTCTTAACTCACGGTGTATTACCTAATCTAAATGAGAATGAGAAAAGAATATCAGTAGCGTTTAATTTTAAAAAGATGTTATAAAATGAATTTTGTATGCGTTTATTATGGCAACAAATATAGACCAGAGTATGTACAAAAATTGTACAATATGGTCAAAAGACACCTAACAATAAAACATAATTTTATATGTTTTACAGATAACACTTCACTACATAGAATAGTAAAAGGCGACATAGACTTTAGAAAGTTTCCTTTAGATGATGAGATTGGTTGGTGGAACAAATTACAATTATTTCATCCAGATAGTGGTCTAGTAGGTGAAAATCTATATATGGATTTAGATGTAGTTATCTTAAAGAACATCAATCAAATGGCTCAATTTGGTGATACAGAAACCTTTGGTGCTTTACACGATTTCACAGGTCATACAGGTATTAATTCTTCTATAATGAAGTTTAATAATACTATTATGACACCAGCTGTATGGTACAGATACTATGAAGACAGACCAAGATGGCGTAAACATCAAGGTGACCAGAATGTGACCTATGAATTTATGAAAGACCATACCAACTTACAATATATGCCTAATGAGTGGACGTTTTCATATAAGTGGTATTCTAGGAAAGAACCAAGATTTAGTAAGTCAGATTGGACGTTTGAAATGTCTTACGAATCGTTGGTGGCCGTGTTTCACGGACAACCTAATCCTCACGAATCAGATGTGCCTTGGGTACTAGAAAACTGGAAATAGAACAAAACCAGAACATACAACCTCTGTAATCGTTACCTGGTCTCATAAAAAAAATTCAAAAAAAGTGAAAAAAGTGCTTGCTTTCTATGGTGGATATGATATTATAATTGTATATGATAAAGAAAAAAACACTACAACAAAGAATACAAGAAGCTAAGAAAAGAAATCTCTTGACTTTATTGCAAATCTTTGATATACTAATTAATAATAACCAAAAGGAGACTACATTATGGCAAAAGTAAAAAGCTATTATACTGAAATCGCTGACGAACAAGTTAGTGATATTTTGAAATCTTATACAGATGGTAAAATTACCGCTGATAAGGCAAAAGAAGATATATCTAAAGTAGATAATCTTAACTTGATTGATATTGATGAAAGCAATATTGATGATGTTTTATATTTCGCAATGGAAGACGCAAAGGCGGCTGCTTAATGACAAAAGGGTCTAGTTTAAATTTAGTTTACGGTAGAGAGTATTTTGACGAAGAAGATACAGAATGGTTTTTTATTTACCATACTATTTTTAGAAATGTACCTTTAAGTCAACTTAACAGGTTGAACAATAAAGAATTTCAGGCTAAAATAAAAACTTATTGTGATAAACACTACAAAGAGGATGCCACAAATGGTACAGGTAACTCTAAAGTAGAAATGATACACGGTGATAAGTATTATGAAACTTATGAAGATGTCTTTGGTGAAACAGCTATTGGTGATAATGCATTATTTAATGATTATGGTCAAATGTGGAATGGTAGACAATTCTTCAAATACGATTTTGCGCCATCTTTGACGGCACAATTTACACACAAACATTTAAACACTAAAATAGGAGGACACACTAATGATAATTAATGTAGGTGATACAATCAAAGCAAACCACGGTAGAAGTGGTGAGATAATTAATATCGGTATTGCTACTGAAGCAACTGATATAGCGGCTGAAAATGATACAGCCTTAAATGCAAAAACATATGATACAGACCTTGGCTATAAAGGTGCTGTAACCTATTCAGGTGAGAATGGTACTTATTGGTGCTATTTTGACCAGATAGAAGACAATCTTACTGAAAAAGAAAAGTCAGATGTTGATGTACAAATTAACCTTGATAACGAATGGTGGAAATAATGGATATGTATGTTAGTTTATTCATATCAGCTGCTGTTTTAGTTATGTTGGTATATTGTTTATATCTTACTAATGGTTGTAAAAAAATCTTAAATAAGATGATTAAAAGAAATAAAAAGTATCAAAAGGATATTGATAAATCTATTAAGGCAAATAATGACACAGCCTAATAAACCAAATCCTTGGGAACAAGATATAATTGACAACGCAGATAGTTATTCTGTTGTTGAGTGGCGTCCATTGAATAAGACCACAAAGACCGTTGTTAAGACTTATCAAGAGGCTAAAGAACTATTTGATAAAACAATTGTTGAGCATACAGCCACACTTGTTTATGCGATTAAAAATAATTCACACGCTAATTTGAATCATTTAGATGATTTTAGCAGAAAGGTTAAATATGTCAAATCAAAGACCAGGTAAATTTCAATCAAGACCAGAAATGGGTATGACTCAAGAAATGGGTACACTAAAGTTTTTTAAACTTGCACAAAAGGTTTTGGAAAAAGAAGGTAAAATGGACGAGGCATTTAACTTTGAACAAATGGCTGATTGGGTACAATCTGGAAAAAGGTTGCCAAATACAGAGGAAGATGTTATAAAAGCGTTAGGAATATAATTATGAAATACAATGAAGATAAAATACTAAAAGAAATAGGTACATACATAGAATCAACGTATGGCCAACACTATGCTCAAGTTAAAGAGGGTGTACAAGTACAAGACCTTTTGAGGTCGTGTGGTATAGATAAAGATTTTTGTCAAGCCAATGCAATTAAATATCTTGCAAGGTTTGGTAAGAAAGATGGTCGTAATAGAAAAGACTTATTAAAGGCTGTCCATTATATTGTTTTATTAATGTCAAGTGAAGATGAATCTAATGCCAAAAAGAAACTTAAATAAACAAGAATTATATCTTATTGCTTTAAAAAAGCATATCAAGTGGATGAGGTCACTAGGTCTCAACGTTGGTGATGACGGACATATTATCAAGTCTAGTTATAATACCAATGATGACGGCTATTACCCCACAACTGACTTATCAGATATACAACCACAACCTAAATTATCAAATGTTATAGGTAATGGTATCAAAACTGATAATAGTTGGAAGATAGAAGAGTCAAAGAATTTTACAATCGTGCCGGCATATAACAAAGGACCATATATGGTGGTGAATAGAAAAGACCTGAAAACAGCAGGAAGGAAAGTCTAATGAATGAAATATTAGCTATGATTGATGACCTTAAAAAAGTCAAAGCAAAATTGGTGAGTGGTGACACCCCTGGTGCAATCAAATTGATTGACGAAGTTGTTGCCTATAAAGAAAAAGAAGTCAAGGATTTTGAAACTTGGCTTGAAGAAGAACATAAAGATGAACACGTCCAGGTTGAAGAACAGATAAACTTACCCTTTCCAGAGGGGGTACGGTAGTACGTAATATGGTTGATTCGTCAATCCAGGTGCGTCCTAGACGCTTAAATATGCACAAAAAGCGTGTAATTACGTCATTATTTATAGGCTTGACATTTAGAGAGTTTTCTGGTATAGTAAGTGAATATTAATAAACAACCTTGGGAGGTTATATAGTATGTCGTTTAAGTATGAAAAAGAAACTCTATTTACAGAGTTTAAAAATGCAAAAGATAAAGATGTCAAATTGAGTAAGAAGAAATCTATGTTTGACAAGTTGAATGATTATTACACAAATAGAATACAATTCTGTAAAGACCATATAGAACTTAAAAATAAACACCCCGAATATTATGATGGTTTAGATATAAAGTTTGATAACTTATTATTAGGTTACCAATCTGTAAATCCACTAGACCATTTTTACAACAAAGTTTTTGGTATGTCATATGCCGAAAAAATGAGAATCACCGAAATTGAATTGGCTGAGAAAAGAGCAGAAAGAGGTTTAGGTGACTAATTTAACAAACGAACAGATAGAGGATATCGTGGATAAAGTGATAAAGAAAGTTTGGGAGAGAGTATTAGCATTTGGCTTATTACTAGTTGGTGCTTTTATACTAATCTCTTTAGAAATGAGTAAGGCAAGAGCAGACGAAGTGAAGACTACTCCAAAAGAGTTTGTTGAGAATGTTGTTGCTGTTCCTGGTAAAGTTGTTAACCATTTTCAAAATGAGTGGGAAGATATTAAAGTTTATCAGGCAAATGGTTGGGCAGATATGAAAGCTCAATTTGGTAGAAATAAGGAACAAGTAATTAACTTGTTTAAGAAAGACTAATGGTACAGAATATTAAATCTTTTTGTGATAAGATTGATTCTATTAAGAAGATGGCGGATGATTTGAGACAGACTTCGCCATCTGACCCATTAATGAGAAACAAGATTGATAATATACAAGCAGATTCACTATTGGTTGCTAAAACAAAAGTTGACTCTGAATTTTTTGAAAATATAAATGAATATGAAAAAACTATTGATAAAGACTACCATTACGATTATAATGGTATTGACACTAACAAATTGTAGTACCGTAAATAGAACTCACGTTGGTGCTATATCTGGTGGTGGTTCTACAACAGCCGCTTGTGTTGCAGGTGGTATTACAGACCCATATGCTATAGGTGGTTGTGCTATTGTAGGTGCGTTTGCAGGTGCAGAATTACTTTACAATTCAGACAAAGATGTACATAACGCAGTATTCGTAGACCATTTAAACACTTCACCTAACGGTTCAAGTTATACAAATTGGTATAATTCTAAAACAGGCAATTCTGGTATAATTCATACAACAAAATCATACACACAGGGGCCATTAAAGTGTAAAGAATATGACCACACGGTTGATATTACTAATAGTTGGCCTTTGATTGGTGTTGGTGGTGTTAATAGAAAAGTAGTATTTGGTACTGCTTGTCAAATGCCTGATGGTCAATGGATAGAAAAGCCGAGGGTAAATTAATGAGTAAAGATACTATTGAAAGACTAAAAAAAGAAAAAGAAGATTTAAATAATGAAAAAGAATTGACAATGAGTCAAGAAAAGTTAGACCACATTGATGAACAGATTTTTGAAATTGATGATAGTCTAAAAAAATTAGGAGTTGTGAATGCTTGAACCACATAATGAAAAAAGATATTTAGTTTGGTCTTTTATATTGATTATATTTTTACTAGTATCTGGTATTGCTGTTGCTAACGAGAACGGAGATTTATCCGGTAAAGTTTATCCTGTTAGTAAAATCAATGTCGGTAAAGTAGGTGAGATATTAGACCGTATTGATGAAGTTAATAATGATACGTCTGTTTATCACCAAAAAATTCAGCCCCTGAATCCTGAAGATACAGGAGGCCAATACTGCTTTATTAAAGTTATTATCCGTCAAAAGGGTGATACTATAATAAAAGAGGAGGTTATGGAGTGTGCTGATGGTAGGAAGAAGTTTGACGGTCCAACTTATTGGGACTTGTTTGCTATGTTCTATTATCACGACATTAATAACCCCAAATATTGCCGTAAATATAGTCGGCCAACACACGCCTTTAAATCATATGGTGAAATGTGTTTAAAACCTAACGGAAAGTGGGAGGTAAAGTAATATGATTAGAAATTTAATCATACTAGCACTCCTTCTAGTAATTATATATGATGTATCAAGTGACCAAGCGTTAGGATACGTTCAAACCACGCTTGACTTCTTACAAGAATTAATATATGATATAGAGGAGAGTAAAATAAAATGATGAAAAACAAAGTGAAAATTGTAGGTGCTTTAGCAGTTGCGTTGTTGTTAAATGCCTGTGCTGGTGGTACTTACAAGATAAAATCCGAGAACGGAAAAGAAATGAATACCGTACCAAAGTGGTATATGGCAGATTTTTCTGAAAGAAAAGCTTGTGATACTGCTCTAATTGGTAAGGGTAAAGATAAGTTATGTCTATTTGGCGTGGCTACTTCCGTTTCACCAGACCTTCAACTTGCTATTGAGAAAGCGAAAATGCAGGCTAAATCTGAAATCGCTGACATTGTGGCAGGTGAAATGAACAAACAATCTAAGCAGTTTATAACTGAATTAGGTAAAACTCATAATAAGACAACCGTAACCGAGGTTGAGTCAACTCTTATTAACATTATCAAAAATACACCTGTTAGAGGTTATGAGATATGGCAACAAGACGTGACCTTAACAAAGAATGGTTATTACAGAGCGTGGATTGGTATGAGACTACCTTTAGGCGAGTACAATAAGATGTATAATTACACTATTGAGCAGGCTATGGACGCTTATAACGTTAAAGAAAAAGCTGATATTGCTTTTAAAAAAGTGTTAGAGCAAACTAATGAGAATAAAGATATACAGCAAAACTAATTGTGTTTATTGCACAAAGGCTAAGGCCTTATTAAAAGGCCTTGGTTTAGAATTTGAAGAGAAGTCGCTAGAAAAAGATTTTAATGGTGACGCCTCTGCCTTAATTAAAGACATTGGTAAAAATGTAAGAGCAATGCCTCAAATTAAGATTAATGATGAATTAATTGGTGGTTACAATCAGTTAGTAGAACATTTTGAAAAACAAAAAAAGGTTAATTTCAAAGGAGAAATAATTGCCGAATGATAACATCATATTCTTTCCAGAGCAAAAACGTAAGAGAGAAGTTAAACAACAACAAGATACAAAGTTTGCTGAAGAGTTAAAGAAGAAACAAACCAAAGACTTTGTTGAGACTTTGGTAGATGAAATAGGATTTGAATTATTAAAGAAATTTGTTGACGCTGGTATGAGAACACAAAATCATAATTTTACAAAAGACCTTGCAATTGTAATTGATACTATTAGAGGTCTTGCATATAGAGATTTTGATATGGCACACCCAGCTCAATTGTTAAGTGAGAAGATGGTAAACTTAAAAGTTAATAAAGATGGTAACTTTAGAACTGCCAAGATTACTTACGATATGTTTTTAGATAAACCGAGAGGACCAATAACTGGATTATCTAAAGACTTAAAAAAAGAATTAGACTATTTAAGGGACGGTGGTGATATGTTTGAACCCGATTTTGACCTTGATTAAAGAATTCTGGAGGGCATACAACAGATGTTCGCTATGTACTCTGAATCGTGTGGTGACGTTAACACTAGAGAAAGGTAAGGTAAACAATAATGTTTAACTTTTTAAATAATATCTTAAAAGGAGATACAACAATGGCTAGAACTAAGCTATCAAAAACAGAAAAGGTAAGAAACCTTTTCACAAAAGGCGGAGACGTTTCTTGGAAAACTTTAAGAAACAAATTTGACCTACAATCACCAGCTTCTATGGTGATGAAATTAAGAAACGAAGGCTTGATGATTTATGAAAATAGAACATCAAAAGGTGTTTCTTACAGAGTTGGTACACCATCAAAAGCGATTATCGCTGCTGGTATCAACGCTGTGTTCGGTAAGCAAACTGCTTACTCAGCATAATTAAACGACAAAGGGAAGGGCGGCTCAGGTCGCCCTTTTCTAAATTTTGGTAACAAAAAGGTTTTTATGACAGATGACAATTCAGTAGATAAGACGTTTGAGAATGAATCGACAAGAGATACTTCACCAATGGTCAGAATATCGGTAAAAGAATATAACGAGTTAAGAGACGAAGCAAAAGAGGCTGGTAAATATATAACAGACCCTAGTTTGATTTCAATTATAGATAAGATAGAAGAATTAACAAGAGCATTAAGAAGACATATTGTTAGAAAATATTAAAATGAGTGAATTTAACCAAGGTATATTCAATGCTATTAAGACTTTATTAAAGGGTAATTCCTTTG